AAGCTCCATCCAATCAGAGCAAGTTGGCAAGAATCATTCAAGCTGCTCCGGATATTAAAACATATTATTTTTTAGATAAAAAGCATAGAAGCAAAGAATATGCTGCATTTATGAAAGAATTAACTTCATTCGTACAAACTGGGAAAAATAAACATGATGATGCTCCGGATTCATTGGCTATGCTTTCAACATTGATTGACAGGAGGTATGGGAAAGTGGAGGCAATAAAAAGGCCTTTTTAGCACAATATTTTGTGTAGCAAATATTGACAAATACTAGATATTGTGTTATTTTATAAATAAGTATTATAATTTCATACGAATTTGGAGGCTCGCATTGTGCGGGCGAAATAAGAGCATGATTGCTTGGGAGCTCCGGCTCCGGAAGGGGTCGTGCTTTTTGCTTTTTTACGCTAACGAGGTGATTATTTGCGTGATGATTTTGATTTATTGATATATGAATTTCCCGAAAATAACGACATTAAGATTTACCCTATATCTGACCTACACATTGGTGCTAAGGAATGTATGTTAGAAACTTGGAAAAGTTTCGTTAGGCAATTAAAAAAAGAGCAAAACTCCTATATAACCATTCAAGGCGACATGATGAATAATGGGATAAAAAGCTCGGTGACAAATATTTACGAGGAAACAATGACACCGATGGAACAGAAAAAATGGCTGGCCGATCAGTTAAGCGACATAAAAGATAAAATCTTATGCGTGGTTCCGGGAAACCACGAAAACAGAAGCAAAAAAGAAGTTGACGATCATCCTTTGTACGATGTGTGCTGTAAATTGGATATTGAAGATAGGTATAGGGAAAATGCGGCTTTCATTGTAGTTCGTATTGGGGATAAAGACGGAGCAGGGACTAGAAACCCCACTTATACGATGTGCGTAATACACGGGTTTGGCGGTGGGATTTACACAGGCGCAAGCGTCAATCGGAATGAGAGATTCGGCACCGTTATAGACAACCTGGATATTTTAATAGTTGGACATGCTCATAAAGTGGTCTTAACAAAACCGGAGAAAATTGTTATAGATATTCAAAACAAGAAAGTGTCTTACAAACCTTTTAACTTAGTGCAAGCAACAGCGTGGACGAAATACGGAGGATATGCTTTACGAAAACAAATGTTGCCTGGTTCTCATGCTTTGCAGGAGATAATTTTAAGGGGTAATAGGAAAAGCGTAAGGGTGGCGATGGAATAATGGAAAAACTCGTTTATATATGTCATGAATTCGGTGGCAAACAAGAAAATGCAGATAAAGTTGCAACACTTATTAAAAAATTAATCGCAATACATCCTAATATTTGTTTTCTTTCGCCTCACCATGCGACAGGCTTTTTCTATCATGATGTCAGTTATGAGAAGGGAATGGAATATTGCTTAACCTTACTAGACATGTGCGACGAGATGTGGACGTTTGGCAGCAAGAGTATGAGTAAGGGTTGTATGATTGAAAAAGATTACTGCAAAAGGTACAAAATACCTATTATAGAAATGGGTGACTATAAGGATGAGTAGAACATTGTTTGGCCGAGAAGTTTTATATTCTGCGGAAAGCGAAATAACGGCAGGCAACCTTATTGATGTCTTGAACGAGGTGCTGCCTATTCATAATCAAAATAGCCTTGAGATTGATTATTTATATAAATATTATCGTGGAAGGCAGCCAATTTTGGACAGGCAAAAACAAATACGTCCTGAAATTTGTAATAAGATTGTTGAGAATCACGCTTATGAAATAGTGGACTTTAAAAAGGGTTACGTTTTTGGTGAACCGGTTCAATATGTGCGCCGCGGAGAAGGCATAGAAGAAAATAAGATACCATTGCTCAATAATTATATGTTTATGGCCGATAAGGCCCAAAAAGACAAAGAATTAGCCGAATGGTTTTATATTTGTGGAACGGCTTATCGAATGGTATTGCCGGGTGATAATGAAGATGTTCCTTTTGAAATAGACACTCTTGATCCAAGATATGCATTTGTGGTTTATAATAATGGCTTTGGAAAAAGACCATTGATGGCAGGCAAATATGTAATAACCAAAACGCCTGCCGGGGAAGAAAAAGAATTGTACAGCATATATACCCCTACCACTTATTTCGAGGTAATGGACAATGAGATTATAAAGAATGAGCCTCATGCTTTGGGCTATATACCAATAATTGAATATCCCGCTAATATGTCGAGATTGGGAGCTTTTGAGATTGTTCTTCCTTTGCTTGATGCTCTTAATAATACAATCTCGAACAGGATGGATGGTATTGAACAGTTTATCCAATCTTTTATGAAGTTTGTCAATTGTGACATCGACGAAGAAACATTTTTGGCCTTAAAAGAATTGGGAGCATTAAAAGTAAAAAGCGATTCTACCAATCCGGCTGATGTAGACATAATTTCTCAAGAATTAGATCAAAGCCAGACGCAAATAACCAAAGATGATATTTATAGAACCATTCTTATCATTTGTGGTATGCCGGACAGACATCAAAACGCAAGGTCTACCAGCGATACTGGAAACGCTGTATTACTTAGGGATGGATGGAGCGCGGCCGAAGCCAGGGCAAGGGATACTGAGCTTATATTTAAGAGTTCGGAAAAGCAATTTTTAAAGGTAGTATTGAGGATTTTAAAAGATGTATCAGGAATAGATATAAAGCTTAGCGAGATAGATATTAAATTTACTAGAAATAAGACAGATAATTTGCTGGTTAAAACACAAGGATTGCAGAACATGCTTGAAGCGGGCATCCACCCGCAAATAGCAATTACTACCTGTGGACTGTTCAGTGATCCTGAGCAAGTATATATTGATTCCCAGGAATACCTTGAGAAATGGAGAACTGCTGAGGCAACATCGACGCCTGGGAATAACAAGCCTAATCCTACAGATGCGGACGGTGATGCTATTGAGGGTCGTTAGGTGCTTGCAATGCGGCAAGCTTCTTGGTAAAATTAAAGGAGAAGCAGAAATTAAGTGCCCTCGATGTAAAAAAGTAAATAAAATTGACACAGAGCGCCAAGAGAGCGCCAGTTGACCGATAATCGGTTGATTGGTGCTCTTTTTTGTTATAGTGCAGAGAAGCACTTTAAAAAACACAAAGTGCAGAGAAGCACTCTAAAAACGCAAAATTCACGGTGAGAGAACACCTAAAAACGCAGGAGGTAGTAAAAATGGCAAGTTTGAAAGAACTATTGGGCGATGCGTACAAGGAAGGCATAACGCTTGAAGAGATTGAAACTGCGCTGGCTGAAAAGGATTTGGTAGATCGGACAGAACTCGGAGAAGTTGTGAGCAAGGCTACATTCGATAAAACAGCTTCGGAATTATCAGCGCTTAAAAAGGAATTAAAAAAGTTAAAGGAAAGTTCAATGACAGCAGAAGAAAAGGTGCAAGCGGAGCTTGATAAAGCAACAGAGTTACAGAAGCAATATGCCAGAGAACTTGCAAAACTTAAAGCCAAAGAAATATTTATAGGAGCCGGGCTGACCGAAAAGGATTACACTTCCTTGCTGGATGTGGTGGTGTCCGAGGACGAAGATTTAACAGCCAGCCGTGCGAAGGCGATGGTGGATGTTATCAATGTTCAAAAGCAGGCAGTTGAAAAAGCGGTAAAGGCAGATTTGTTAAAGGGTACACCTAAACCCCCTGCTGGCTCTGGCGCTAATCCTAAAGTGGATTACGAAAAAGAAATTGCGGCAGCCCGGGAGCGCGGGGACATGGTTGCTGTGGCAGCATTGATACGCCAACAGCAAATGGCTGAAAAGCAAAATGAATAAAGGAGATGATTAAATGGCAGATCAGGTTATTACCAGTTTTGGAGTATTGAATTACTCCGGGATGTTATTTAATAAAGGCAATACCAGAACGCCTTTCAGTACCATAATCGGGCAAAGGAGAAGGGTTACTAACAGCGTTGAATTTGTGACTGGTCAGGAATATCAGACCGAGGGCGGCAGCCAGCCGAATATTTCAGAAAACCAGTCTTTGACTGCTCCTGAAGCAACATATATTAACAGGCAGCAAAAAACAAACGTAACGCAGATTTTCCATGAATCTGTATATATCAGCTATGCGAAGCAGTCGAACATGGGTACTATGTCGGGAATAAATATCGCAGGCCAGCAGCCGAATCCAACAAATGAGCTTGACTTCCAGGTAGCAGCCAAGATGACAAAAATCGGTCGGGACATTGAATATACCTTCATCAACGGGCAGTATCAGAAGGCCGCTAACGACAACACGGCAAACAGAACCAGGGGAATGCTTACTGCGATAGAAACCAATGTTATTGATCTGGAAGGCAAACCATTGAGAGTGTGGGACGTAGCTGAATTGATGCAGCTCGTATATGAATCTCAAGGGAGCCTTAACGGGCTTGTGTTGTGGGTTGACCCAGTAAGCTTGTTCCAGCTCAATGCCGACGCCGAGCAGAACGGTAATACAATAGTACCCGCTTCACGGAATATCAATGGTATTGCTATCAATACCTTGCTGACTCCCCTTGGAGAAGTAGGGGTATATCTTGGCGAATTCCTGCCGGAAGGCACAGTGATGCTGTGGAATCCTGCTGTTGTTGCGCCCGTTGAGCAGCCTCATCCGGAGAAGGGCAATTTCTTCTTAGAGGAACTTGCAAAAACAGGCGCAGGAGCGAAGTACCAGATATTCGGTCAGATTGGCCTCGACCACGGACCGGAATGGTATCATGGGAAGATTACCAACATTTCCAAGAACTTCGAGAAACCGAAGCCTGGGAAACTGATTTACACTATTGATCCGATTGGTACGGTAGAACATCTGCCGGTTCTTGAAAAAGTGGAATTGGTAGGGACTCCAACCGTGGGCGTGGCGACCGATGCTCTCGTTCTTACCTATAACGGCGATCCCAGCGATACAGTTACATTGGCTTATCAGTGGAAGATAGGTAATAACCCAATGGGAACATTCACCGACATAGCTACTGCCACAAGTTCAACGTACACACCGGTCGCAAATGATGAAGGCAAGTTCATTAAATGCGAAGTAACTGCATCTGGAGCGGCTAAGGGAACGGCATTGTCAAACGCCAAGAAGGTTGCACCCGCAGACGAGCAATAAAGGAGGGATAGAGGATGGCACAACTCGACCGTCTGAAGATACAATTACAAATTACCGGCAACGAGGAAGATAACCTTTTGCTGGAATTGTTAGATGTTGCGAAGTATGCCATCCTCTCCCGCCGTTATCCTTTTGGCGAGTTCCCTGTTGACGATACCGGCGAACCTGTTTTACCTGCCCGTTATCTGAACTTGCAGGTCCGGGTAGCTGTGTACCTTTACAACAAGATAGGGGCAGAAGGGCAGATAAGTCACAGCGAAAACGGTATAAGCCGGGGCTATGAACCGGGTGATATTCCGGAAAGCCTTTTGAAAGAAGTCACTCCCCTTGTAGATACTCCGACTAAAGCAACTGTGGGGGGAGAGTAATGAGGCTGCTGAGACGAAACACAAGAATAATCTACTACAAGCTACTCGTTGACAAGCAGCCAATAAAGGACGAGTACGGGAATGAAACCGGTGAGTATGAGCTTATATACTCCGAAAATCCTGTAGCCGCAAGAATGAACGTTTCGGCAGCCAAGGGCGAGAGCTATACAAGGCAGTTCGGAGATATGGAGAGCTATGACAAGGTAATGATTACCGATGACATGAACTGCCCGATAGACGAGAGTTCCATACTCTGGATTGACAACCTGAATACAAGCCAACCGCACGATTATATTGTGAGGAAGGTTGCCAAGGGCTTAAATAGCATAATGTATGCGGTGCGGAAGGTGAATGTCAGTGCCTGAGATAAAAATGCGGCTTACTACCAGGAGCATAGAGAAGGCAATTAATGAGGTTAAGGCATACAAAAGACAGTTAAGTGAAAAGACAGAGGCACTGATTAAAGCTCTAGTTGATAAAGGTGTGGAGATAGCAAAGGCACAGGTCAGGGAACTCGGTGCGGTTTATACAGGACAGTTAGAGGAAAGTATAACAGGATTTTTTGACCCGGAAGTTGGGATTGGGATAATAAGAGCCGGTGCTCCGTATGCAGTATATGTTGAGTTCGGAACCGGGATTGTCGGCAAACAGAAGCCCCATCCTGCACCGGAAGGCTGGAAATACGACATAAACGAGCATGGCGAAAAAGGATGGGTTTACTTCAATGAACGCGACCAAAAATGGCACTGGACTAAGGGCATGGAAAGCAGGCCGTTCATGTATAACACGCTTCTTGAGTTACAACGGCAGGTAGAAGATATTGCAAGGGAGGTTTTTGGTCAGTGATTGATATAGAGAACGAAGTATTCAATCGAATAGCGACAAGGCTAAGAGAGAAATTCAATCCTATATCAGTTTATGGCGAATATATAAAATCTCCGGCGGTATTCCCTGCGGTAATCATTGAGGAGCGTGGAAACAGCGTGTATGAGCGTACTCAAGACAGCGGCAGCGTAGAAAACCATGTCAGGCTCATGTACGAAGTAAATGTGTATTCAAATAAGCAATCAGGAAAGAAGAGCGAGTGCAAGTCGATTTTTAAAGTGATTGACGAAGAATTCGCATCTATGGGATTTACAAGAACATTGAAGGAACCAATAGCGAACTTGGAGGATGCTACCATCTATAGGATGGTTGGCAGATACACGGCGGTTGTTGCCGTCGGAGGAATAATTTTTAGGAGGTAATGTGAAATGGCTATAAGTACCTATGGTGTAACCTTGAAATGGGGAGCCAGTTCGGCTTCTTTGGACAAGGTTATTGACATTAAGAATTTTCCGGACTTAGGCGGCGCTCCTGAGCTTATCGAAACCACGACACTTTCCGACCCTGCTCAAACGTATATTCAAGGAATTCAGTCGATGGATGCTATGGAATTCAGGGCGAACTACACGAAAGAGGATTTTGAGGCTGTTGAAGCGGATGCAAACAAAGAGCTTTACTATGCCCTGGAGTTTGGCACAAGCGGCTCGGAGGGCATATTCGAGTGGCAGGGGTCGCATACGGTGTGGGTAACAGGGGCCGACGTGAACGGTGTCGTTGAAATGGTGATTTCAATTGCTCCTTCAACGAAACCGACACTAAAGAGTTCTTAGGAGGTAAATTATGGCGAAGCAGATAAGGTTTGAGTACGACGGCAAAGAATACACTCTTGAATTTACCCGGAAATCTATTGAGACAATGGAGCGACAGGGCTTTATTGCCAGCGATATAGCTGACAAGCCCATGACTACATTGCCAGCATTGTTTGCGGGTGCTTTTCTTGCTCATCACAGGTATGTAAAAAAGGAACTTGTTGATGAAATCTATTCAAAGATGACAAATAAGCAGGATTTGCTCAGCAAGCTTGCCGAGATGTATAATGAGCCGATTCAGGCGCTCATGGAAGAGCCGGAAGATGCTGTGGGAAACGTGAAGTGGGAGGCGAGCTTTTAGAGAGCTCGTCCTCTCCCAGTTATACTGAAATATTTTATGAGCATTTCCCTTTTTACCTCAGTATCGGCATGACTTATGACCAGTATTGGAATGATGACTGCTTGTTGGTGAAGTATTACCGTAAAGCTTATGAACTGAGAAGGCAGCAAAAGAACCAGGAACTGTGGATGCAAGGCTTGTATATATACGAGGCTCTGTGTGATGTGGCTCCAATACTTCATGCCTTTGCAAAACCGGGAACGAAGCCTATTCCTTATACTGAAAAGCCTTATCCTCTTACAAAGGAAGAGGCAACGGCTAACAGAGAAGCTGAAGAAAAAGCGGCCAGGGACAAAGCAAAAGCGATGTTTATGGCATGGGCGTCAAGGTTGAAATTACCTGAACACAAGGTGGTGAACGCAGATGGACATTGATGGCCTTCAAATAGAGATAACTGAAAATTCGGAAAAAGCGGTTGCAGGCTTAGATGCACTTTCAAAGTCACTGGAAAGGCTAAAAAAGGTTACAGGCGGGCTAGAGAAATCCTTACAGGGGGTTGATTTCAGCAAATTTACTGACCAAATGAAGAAACTGTCCACTGCACTCCAACCTTTACAGGGATTTAAAACACAGGCAAGCGGGCTTTTGTCCTCTTTGCGTCATTTTACAATTATGGCTGAGGACTTTAATTCATTTACCAGGTTTGATAAATTTGCCTTACAAATACAATTATTAGCGAATTCTTTGCAACCCTTGGCTAATTTTAGCACGAAGCTTGGGGCAACCTTGAATGCTTTAAGTCAGGTATCGGTTATAAGTGAACAGCTTATGTCGGTAGATTTTGGAGCATTCGGAGGTCAAATAACGGCATTAACGCAGAGCTTGTCACCATTAGGCACTATACAAAGCAAGCTTGGCTCTACTCTTAATCAGCTTTCCCGCTTTGGGCAGGTTACTCAGCAGCTTGACATGGTGCTTAAAAAGAGTAATGTTTCAGACAATATATTAGAACTTGTCAAGGCGTTGCAACCTTTGACTACTATAGGGAAATCACAACTTGGAAGTGTGCTGAATCAGTTGAAAAAGCTCCCTGAACTAGCAAGTCAGTTAGCGTCAGTGGACATTGACGCATTTGCTGAACGGATAAGGAAAGTGGCTGATGCCATGAGGCCGCTGGCGGATGAAATGAATAAGGTAGCGACAGGCTTTAGCGCATTCCCTGCCAGGATTCAAAGGCTTATTACTCAAAATGAAAGATTGTCAGTATCTAATAGAGGGTTGTCTAAGACATACAACATTTTAGGTATCAGTATCAAGGCTGTTTATGCAAAACTTGGGGTCTTGTATTTGGGCTTAAGAAGAGTGGCAAGGGTAATGGCAGAATGGGTTGAAGAGAGTAACAAGTATGTTGAGAACCTGAACCTGTTCAGGGTTTCCATGCGAGGTGCTGCGGACGAGGCATTAGAGTATGCTTTTCGTGTCAGGGATGCTTTCGGTATAGACCCGTCAGAATGGATTCGGTATCAGGCTGTATTTCAGAATATGGCAACGGGTTTTGGCATTGCTTCTGACAAAGCTGCGATTATGTCCAAGGCTTTAACCCAGCTTGGGTATGACTTGGCAACTATATTCAATGTCGATTATGACATTGCAATGGAAAAGCTGGAAAGTGCACTGGCTGGACAGCCGAGACCTATGCGTGAATGGGGCTTTGATATGTCGGAAGCAACCTTGAAGCTGGTTGCAATGAAGCTTGGCATTGAAGAAAATGTTGAGACAATGACACAGTTTGAGAAAGCTCAATTGCGCTTTGTGCAGTTGATGGATACCGCTAGGAAACAGGGCATTCTCGGGAACTTCGCCCGCGAGATACACACTCCCGCCAATGCCATGAGGATATTGAACCAGGAGATTAAGTTGCTAAGAAGGGCATTGGGTGATTTGTTAATTCCTGTATTGATAAAAGTATTGCCGTACTTGCAGGCCTTTGTAAAGCTGCTAGCTGAAGCCGTGAGAAATGCTGCAATCTTTATGGGATTTGAATTGCCAAAGATAGATTACTCTAGTGTAGAAGAAGTGTCAAGCGGCTTTGAAGAAGCAACGGAAAACGCAAATAAGCTCAAGAATACATTAGCGCCGTTTGATGAAATAAATCTGTTGCAATTAGAAGATAGCCTTTCCAATATCAATCAGGACCTTGGCATTGATTTTTCACAATATGATTATGATTTCCTGACTGTTGTAGAAAATAGGGCTAATGAAATCGCAGAAAAATTACAAAAGCCTTTTGAACGAATCTTGGAACTTGCAACGACCATTGGCATAGTCATAGCTTCATGGAAAGTGAGCAATGCACTGTACTCACTGTTCACTGGCGGAGGGACAAATGCTTTCTTCAATGCTGTAAATGCGCTAGGCAAGTCTTTCGTATCGCCAAGCGGTGAAACAATTAAGCTGGCGAGCATGTTAGGCAATAGCACAGCTTATGTCGGAACGGCGGCTGTTATCACTGGGATAGCTGCGACTATAGCAGTAATTGTATCAAGGACTATTGATTTGGTAAGAAACAGTGAGAAGTTTAGAAAAGGGCTTGAAACAATATGGGACGGTTTAAAGAAAGCAGTTAATTGGATAACAGAAACTGCAATGCCGGCCATAGGAGGTTTCTTTGCTAACCTGATACCAGAAGAAATAAAAAATGCTGCTCAAACTATATTTGAACCAATAGGAAAGGCAATGAAAGTCTTAGACATTGATTCTAAAGATTGGTTACTTACACTTGGAAGTATTGCCTTACTCTTTACACCTGCTGCTCCGTTTTCCGCTGCCGTTTTAATATTTGAAGGAATCACATTAGGCATAAGGGCATTAGGCTGGGCGGCTTCTGACTGCATCGAGGAAATTGACGTTTTAGGTGAAGGGATAAGCGATATAACAAGACAGAAAATGGAGCCGTTCCTTGAGCAAATGAGAGATTTGGAAGATACTCTGGTTGAAATAGACTGGACTAATATGATTATTGATGATTCTATCGTGCAGGATATTGGAGCAAAGGTGCAGGCAATATCCAAAACAATTATTGACGAGCTTGATGCAGACAAAAACGAAGCATTGCGTACATTGGAACCTTTAAGACATGCTTTGGGTGAAGAGGCTTATAACAAATTAATCCAAGATAATATAAGCTATTATGACGATCTAAAGGAGCAAGTACAAGCAAATGAAGAACGTATTATTGAGATTTATAGAAAGGCAGCCGAAGAGCATAGACAGCTTACAGAAGAAGAAAAGGCAGAGGTAAACAGAATTCAGGCTGAAATGCGCGATATGGGCATAAGGCACTTGTCTGAAACAGAAATAGAATATCAAACCATAATGAACAGGCTTAAAGATAATGCAACAAGGATTTCTTTGGAACAAGCTTCCGAAATAATCAAAAATGCTCAGATGACCAGAGATGAAGCTATAGCCGCAGCCGAGACTCAGTATGCAAAAATACAACTCGAAGCTCAAAGAATGTACGAAGCCGGAGCGATTAACAAAGAGCAGTATGAGGCCATTATCAAAGCTGCTCAACAAGCACGGGACGATGCTATCGCTGCTGCTAATGAGCAGTATGACAGCATTCACAAAACCGTGATTGAAAAACTAGGGGATACGGCAAAGTACATTAATACAGAAACAGGAGAGATAAAAACCAAATGGCAAGTTTTCTGTGACAACATGAAAACTTGGTGGGGCGAAACATGGGACAAGATTGGCGAAAAATGGAATGAGTGGAAAGAAAAATTCTCAGGATGGTTTGAAGAATTTAAACGCAACTTCAAGCAAGGTTGGTTTAATTTTTGGTACGGAATTGGCAACTTCTTTATTGATGTATGGAATGGCATTGTCGGAGGCATTGAAGGAGCTGTAAATTTCGTTATTGACGGTCTCAATGACCTTATTGACAAATACAACAGTGCGGCTTCAAAAATTCCAGGAATAGGCGCTTCAATTACTATAGGCAATATTACTTCTATTAGTTTGGGTAGAGTTGCCCGGTTGAGCGTTCCCACTTTTGCCATTGGCGGCTTCCCTTCTTTTGGAGAACTGTTTATAGCTCGTGAAGCTGGGCCCGAGTTGGTTGGAACAATTGGGCGAAGGACGGCGGTTGCCAACAACGATCAAATAGTTGAAGCGGTTGCCCAGGGTGTATATGAAGCAGTGAGCATGGCGATGCGTTTAAACACAAGAGAAGAAGGGTCGAGAGAAATAGTGCTTAACCTTGATGGCAGGACAATCGCCAGGATGCAATTACAAAGGTTGAACGAAGAGGCCCAGCGCCTGGGTTATGCTCCTATTTTGAGGTATGTGGAGGGGAGAGTATGATTAAGATTAACGGCGTACAGATTCCCACACCTTCCGATTATCAAGTAACAATAGCCGACCTGAGCATAGCGAGCAGGGTGGCTTCAGGCTATCTTCAGATAGAGCGGATTGCTACAAAAAGAAAAATTGAATTGATGTGGCTTTATTTGCCCAATGAACAACTCAAAAACTTACTGACGTTGGTCTCTCCAGTGTCTTTCATGGTTGAATATACTGACCCGCAAACAAATGAATTGCGTACTGGCGAGTTCTATTGTGGCGACAGAAATGTCAGGGGCTTCAAATACAGTAACGGCCGGGTTTGGTATCGGGATATAAAGTTTAACCTGATAGAGAGGTGATAGTAATGGCACGTGTAAGCCTTGCACGTCAAATATTAACTGATACCGGCCTTGCAGCAGCATATTCCCCTGCTGTGGAAGAAGGTCATAAAGCAGAAAACGACGGAAGAGTCTTTCTCCATGTCCTCAACAACAGTGAAGAGGATATAGCTGTTACAATCCTTTCAGGATATGTCAAAGCCGGGCTGAAATTGGCTGATAGAATAGTTGAAATTCCAGCGGGGACAGACAGGTTTATTGGACCTTTTGATCCCGATATTTACAACCAAGCCGACAGCGGCAAGACACAAATTTATATTAATTATAGTTCCACAGAGGGCGTTGAAGTAGCGGCATTATTATTCCCTTGGTAAAGGGGTGATGTAATTGTATCAAGTTACACAGGAATTTTTAAATAAAATGCGGGCTAATCTGCGAAGAGTCATGGCAAAGGTCGAAATCGACTACACCGACCCTTTTATCGACCAGTCCATCCATATCGAGGCCAATGAAAAAGCCAATGTCAGCTATCCCCAGCAGACTGCCGACAGTATTGATGCTGTAACCCGTAAATATGCATGTCTTGACGGTACCTGGGACTTAACAAGCGGCGAATACCACCTTGCCCCATCACCCAATATGTTAGGTCAATGGCAGATGGGTTGGTGGGGAGCGCAATTTGCGGGTGAGGGTGGCTTGTTTGCACAGCCTTACCCTACATTGACGGTATCTCATGTACCCAGACCAATACGGCAGTTAAAAGTTGTTGGCGACACAGCAAGGGAAGAATGGCCTGTTGACTTTACGATTAGGCTGTATGGTCCGGACGACACGCTCCTGAAGACTGAAACAGTCACTGGCAACACACAGGTAAGCTGGAGCAAGGCATTAGAGCCGCAGGTCCTTGACGTTGCAAAACAGGTACTGGAAATAACAAAATGGAGCCATGCCGGGCGCTGTGCAAAGATAGTTGAGTTTTTTACTAGCATCCGAGAAGTATACGAAACCGACGATTTGGTAAGTGTAAAGTTGCTGGAAGAACGGGAAGCAAGTCAGGGCAGTTTGCCTGTTGGCAACATATCAGCGAACGAAGTTACAATTGTCCTGAACAACGAGGACAAGAAATTTGATGTTAACAATGAGCAGTCGCCCCTGAAAAACCTGTTAAAGCCGAACAGGAGAATACAGGTGTGGCTGGGAATAGATATTGAAACTTAAAGTTCCAAGGTAAAACCTGGACGAAGATTAGGGTTTTGAAAATCCAAGAAAAGGAGTGGTTATAAATGGCTGAAAGCAAAATCAAGATTTATAAGAATAACCCAACCGCAGGAGGCACAGACGGCACACTTGTTTCAAGTGGCACCGGACTGGATCCGATTGAATCCGGCGCAATCAAAGTCCCTGCCGCAGGCTACCAGGAGGGTAGCTGGATCAAGCTGGCGGTGCGTTGTGATCCTGGCTACGAAACAGTTGAAGATTCTTCACGCCATGCGAGGATCAGTATTGTAGATTCAGCAAAAGTAACGATGTGGCAGCTTGCTCCTGACAATAATGGACAGCCAGGGACGGCTGAAGATTGGGGAGAGCCGCTGGATTTCTTAACAAAAATCGGTGCAACAAATACAATCTTCTGGGCCAGAGCAAGAGTAGCGTCTACGGAAGAACCGGCGAATGATAAAAGTGTGTACATTCAGGTTGCAGCAACCATAGGAGCAACAAGCTAGGGGAGAGGTTGATAATAATGGCGCAAATCAATCCATCTCAAGATTATGATTTAATAGCGACCCTAAAATTTGCCGAACCTAAAGGCGATTGCCATATCTACCTGCACCGGGGCAGCTTCGCAACGGCTTCTGGCACTGTTTATTATCGTCCTGGAGATGGTAATAAGTGGAATGAGCTGACTGTCAAGGGCGATAAGACCGTTATCCCCGTGAGCGATTATGTAATGCAGGTAGGGCTTAACTGGGATAAAGACGGGGACGATTACACCACCCCGTCTTTTAGGAATAATCCTAATCTAACAGAGATTACATTTTCCCAAAAGGCTGTTCTGGAGGGCAGAATAGGCAGTTACTTCTTCTACTTCTTCGCTTACAACTGCCCTAACCTGGTAGCGTTGGACGTGCCGGATATTTCTGGAGTTACAGAGGTTGGTGGCTATTTTATGGTGGCATATGCCCAGGGGTGTTCTTCCCTGCCTTACCTGCCCGTCCCTGACACTTCCAACATAGCAGAAGTCGGTGATTACTTCTTGGGTTCGTATGCTCTGGACTGTCATAAATTGCATTCTTTATCAGTCCCGGATACGTCCCAGATTACATCTGCAGGAGAAGGATTTCTTTCCAGCTATGCGAGAGAGTGTTTTGGCTTGACTTCGCTGGATGCCCCAAATGTAAGTAACCTGACATCTGCCGGAGAGGATTTCATGGGGGCTTATGCCTTCGGGTGCTTGAATCTGACAAAATTGGGGATTCCCGATACTGTCAAAATGAAGTTTAGTGGGGAGCGATACCTGAGTGACTATGCAGGGGGCTGTGATGCCTTATCAGAGCTTGCCCTGCCGTCCAGAGACTACGAATTTAGTTACCCAACGGAACTAGGCTTATCAGAAGATAAACTTAGCAACCTGATGAACAAGGTGAAAAAGGGAAGTGGTGAGTAATCGTGGCTACAATAGACCCTAATCAACAATATGACATTATCCATACCCTGACATTTTCGGAAGCGTCAGGAACCTGCCCGATAAGACTGTACAGGGGTTCTTCGTCTGCCACTTCTGGTACGGTATATTATCGCGCCGGAACCAGTGGAGACTGGACTCCTCTATCTGTCTCAGGCACAAGCACCACTTTCCCGGTAACTTCCACTACAATGCAGATAGCCCACAACTGGAATAAGTCAGGCAATAATTATATGACGCCTTCGTTCTATAATGCAAAAACAATAACTAGTATCGCCATTTCCCAAAAGTCGGCTTTGACCGGGACAATGGGGGACAGTTTCATGCGTTACTATGCTTATGGCTGTTCCTCCCTCACTTCTCTCGATGTCCCGGACATTAGCGGTCTTGAGAGCGTGGGGGATTATTTCATGGCTTACTATGCTGATGGCTGCTCATCCCTCACTTCGCTTGCTGTCCCGGATACTAGCAGTCTTACAAGCGTGGGGAATTCTTTCATGCGTTCCTATGCTTATGGCTGTTCCTCCCTCACTTCGCTCGCTGTCCCGGACATTAGCGGTCTTGAGAGCGTGGGGGATTATTTCATGGGTTACTATGCTCGTTACTGCTCATCCCTCACTTCGCTCGCTGTCCCGGATACTAGCGGTCTTACAAGCGTGGGGGGTTATTTCATGACTTACTATGCTGATGGCTGTTCCTCCCTCACTGAGCTGGTGCTACCCGCCGTTGGGTGGTTCGAGGATAACAATGTAAACTGGAATGTCCCCTCCGATAGATTGGGG